ATTATGGCCTGACCATCATGATGTATGGTTTATCATTACTGACAAATGACATTAGTATATCCCATAGCGGCTGCTTCATTATGTGCGATAATTGAATTTATACGCATCATGCGGTCATGGGGTGCGCTTAATGTCAACAAGCTATGGACTATCACAATAGGCGTTATTTTCTTTATTATCTGCCTTTCATTATCTGTTGGCTATTATGATGAGATATGGCCTTATCATGTGATTATTTATGGCATCTATTTCGCATCATGCCGGGCAATTGTTTACGACATTCAGTTAAATATTTTGAGGGGTTTGCCATTAGATTACAGATCGCAAACAACAAACAGCAAACATGATAAGCTGACTGCAAATATTAACTTTTGGGCGGTGAAAGGATTTTATTTGTTTTTAGGTATTTTAAGTGGTTACTTATGCCAACGGCTCAGATAACATTTGACCTGACTAATCATGATGACCGTATGGAGCTGGCGCGTTATCAGGCATCTTTAAACATGGCCATATTTATTTTTGATGTGTTGCATAATGGCCGGCGCAAATTTGAAGACGGAGGCACTATTGAGGGGGTGTGGCAGTGGTTATGGGAAGAGGCACGCGATCAAGGTATTGACATTGATAAATTAATAGAATGACAAAAGCAGACATTGCAAGGGAATACAGGTTGAAATATGGCATGAAAATGCCAACGCTTACACTTGCAAGGATTATGTACAATGACAATAAAGAAACATTTACAAATGTCGAAGATGCCAGAACAAGGTTAAGATATATTGAAGGGAAAAACGGAGCAATACATCGTAAAAATGTTGCTAAAAAAGAAATGATAATGACCGAAGAAAGACCAAAAAACCCATACAAGTTACCAGAATCGGAAGAAACCAAATATGAGCCGTATTATATCAAAGAAAAGAAAATAGCGGTACTTTCCGATGTTCATATCCCTTATCATTCTATTGACGCTCTTACTGCCTGTTTTGATTATCTACAAGCTGAAAAGCCGGATGCGATATTACTAAATGGCGACATACTGGACTTTTATCAATTAAGCAGGTTTGGTAAAGATCCGCGTAAAAGATCAGTGGCGCATGAGCTACAATCGGCGCGTGAGTTTTTGGATGTATTAAGTCAGTTTAATGCAAAGATTTATTATAAGATAGGCAATCATGAGGAGAGGTACCAGCATTACCTTATGGCCAAAGCTCCAGAGCTATTAGGCGTTCAGGAATTTGAATTACAGCATCTTTTGGCATTAAATGAGCGGGGCATTGATTTGATCGGGGATAAGCGTATTATAAAGGCAAATGATTTAAATATCGTGCATGGCCATGAATTTGGTCAGTCGATATTCAGTCCGGTGAATGTGGCGCGTGGATTGTTTTTAAGGGGTAAGGTTTCTGCTATGCAAGGCCATAATCATTCGGTAAGTGAACACACTGAAAGCAATATGAATGGAGATATTGTGACAACGTGGAGTTTAGGATGTTTGTGCGAATTAAATCCGGCCTATCTGCCCATCAACAAATGGTCACATGGATTTGCAATGGTTGACCTATCGGACAACTGCAAAGATTTCCATGTACGCAATTATCGTATTTATAAAGGTAAAATCTTATGACAGACGAAGTTAACATACATACGGACTTTATGCCGGTCGATAACGAACTGTTGCAGATTATTGAGGTTGAGTGTATGTTACTGGCTACCATTGCGGATATATCTGATGCTGAATTTAGGACATACGAGGAAGAGATTGAAGATATGAATGTAATTAAGCGGAATGCTTACAAGGTTATATTTGCGGCTCAAAAGAAACTATTAAAATTTATTAAGGATTATGAACAAGGGAATACCGATAATCAGAAAGTTTGAAGGGTTGAAGCTGAAAGCCTATTTATGCCCGGCAAAAATTTTCACAATAGGTTGGGGAAGTACGTTCTATGAAAACGGGAGCAAAGTTCAGGAAGGCGATAAAATTACGCTGGATCGTGCTGACAAGCTGTTATTCTTTGTGGTGCAAAAGTTTGAAGCGGAGGTATCAAAACTTGTCAAATCTGCAATAAATGATAATCAGCTGGGTGCCCTTACATCCTTTGCCTTTAATGTTGGCGCCGGCAATTTAGCGAAAAGTACACTACTTAAAAAGGTAAATGCTAATGCAAATGATGCGACAATACGGGATGAGTTTAACAGATGGACGAAGGCTGGGGGCAAAGTGCTGAATGGTTTGGTTACAAGGCGGAAAGCAGAGGCTGACCTTTACTTTTCATAAAGTTTACTTTTTGACTTATATCGGTACTATATGTACCGAAATAATACCTAATCGGGTACGAAATAGCTTATTTAATAATACAATGTACCTTATCGGGTGTAGATTTAAAATGACCCGGAATTAAGATTCGAACTTACTACAACTTACTGATTTTACAAGCGAGCTACGTTTGCTCTCGTTGCTGGCTTCCATTAGCCTTCCGGGTTATTGCCGTCCCCCTTTAAATCATAATGACCTACTAACCGTTAAAATGATTAAGACGGCAATGAGTTTAAAATCCCATTTCATCTCTTTGAATATCCGCAATGCTTTTAAATAGCTGAATCTCATTCCTAAAATCCATCTCACAGGTCATGAGCGTGCCATTCCTTTGCTTCATAATCCTAATCCGTCTCTTCCCCTCAAAGCTTTTATCATTTGATAATTCAGCGTCATTTGCACCCCATAGCATTAGTATCAAGTCCGCATCCTGCTCAATAGCTCCCGATTCTCTTAATGATGAAATCGGTGGCGGGACATCCCAGCTGCTATTCTTTACACCTTCCCGGCTCAACTGAGAGAGGGCAACGATCGGTATTTCAAGTTCTTGAGCAAGGTTTTTAAGCTCACGGCTAATGGTCGCAATCTCCTGCTCGCGGTTGTTTTTGCTTTCACCATGCATGAGCTGAAGGTAGTCAATAACTATCAGGCCAATGTGATGTTTCTTTTTTAGCCGGCGTGCCTTTGCTTTTAAGGAGCGTAAATTTACGGCATTCGCATCGTCAAAGAATATATTAAATCGGCTCAAGCTGTTGGCGGATTCAGACAGCTTTTTGTATTCGACATCCGTCAGGCTACCTGTCTGCAATTTACCTAAAATTATGTCGGATTGCGCTGCAAGCATTCTAAGGGCCAAATAAGGCGCTTTCATTTCAAGTGACCATACACCTACACCTGCGCCAGATAAGGCCGCATTTCGCACCAAATTGAGCGCAAACGCGGTTTTGCCTACGGATGGGCGTGCTGCCACGATAATAAGGTCACCGGGTTGCCATCCGCGGGTTGCATTGTCGAGGTCTGAGAATCCTGATTTTATGCCGGTAATGGATGTACCGACTGCTTTCCATTTATCAATTTTATTTAAAGTGTTAATCAAAACGCTCGAAATGTGTAAAGTGTCGGCCGTGTTGTTATTTGATAGCGTCATGATCTGCTTTTCGGCAAGGTCGATCAGTTCAAAGCAGTCTGATTCAGGATCGAGAGCTTTGGCAGTTATTTCGGAGGATATGGATATGAGTTTGCGAAGGGTGTATTTTTCGTGTACGAGGCGGGCATGGTTTACGATGTTTGCAGAAGATACGATGGCATTGGTAAGTTTTACCAGTTCGTATGGTCCGCCTATTTCATCAAGGTGGCCGGCCTGTTTCAGTTCTTCCGTAACTGTCACGAGGTCAATGGGTTGGTGTTTCTTTTGTAGGTTAAGGATGGATGTGAATATCTTTTGGTGTGCGGATACATAAAAGCTATCCGGGGTGAGTAGGTCGGTCACTTTGTCGATGGCATTGGATTCTATTAGTATCGCTCCGAGTATGGCTATTTCGGCATCCTTTGCCTGTGGTTGTAGTCCTTTCATGGTTATTTATTTAGCTGTTCAAATCGTTCACGTTCCCTCTGCCATCTTTCCCGGTTGGCCTTTGCAATCTTTTCATGTTCATCAAGTTGTTTGTTGTCTTTAGCTTTCCACGCTCTGATATATGCCGGTATTGATGCTTCCCAATTAACTATTGGTGAGCCGTTATAAATCCATCCGCGTGCTTC